TATTATATTGCATTACCTGTACGATTAAGTGGAACTGCAAATAATACAATCGAAGCTGGTTCTCCATTAACTGGAGATATTACTGATAGAGATACAGCATTCACTGCTAGTACTACAGATGCAGTCGGTATCTTGTTACATGATGTAACTTTAGATGCTAGTGGAAAAGGTAATGGTACGGTTGTTTTAGCTGGTTGTGTTGACCTATTAAAATTAAGTTCTACTGTTCAAGGAAACATCACTACTGCTATAGCAGATGATGGTCAAAAATTAGATAGAATTATATTCGTGAAAGGAAGTGCTATTTAATTATGCCAACAATTTTTGAATTAGTTACAGCACCTGGTATCACGACATATTGGACTGAAAAAAATCAAAACCAACAACCATTACTAGGTGAAACATTATTCCCTAATAGAAAAAGATTGGGAACAAAATTATCTTGGATTAAAGGTGCTAAAAATCAGCCTGTTGCATTAAGATTATCATCTTATGATGCAAAAGCTATTCGTAGGGATAGACAAGGTATCGAAGAGTACACTACTTCAATGCCATTCTTCAAAGAATCTATGTATATCGATGAAGAAACACGTCAGAACTTAAATAATATGATTGCAGCTAACAATGATGAAATTGTTAATCAAATATTAATTAATATTTACGATGATGAAGCATCTCTAATTGACGCTTCTGAAATTGCACTTGAAAGAATGAGAATGGAAGCTCTTACTACAGGTACAATTACTTTAGCGAGCAATGGACAATCTTATACTTATGACTTTGGTATTCCAAGTGATAATAAAAAGACTGTTACGAAATCTTGGAGTGATCCTACTGCTGATATAATTGGTGACATCACTAGTTATGTAGATTATATGAAAACGCAAGGTGTGACAATGACTAGAGCGATTTGTAACTCGAAAGTTGCTAATTACTTTAGAACAAATACTGCAATGAAAAATGCAATATATGTGTTTGCAAATGGAACAGTAAATATTTCTACTGCAAGAGCATTAGATTATATTTACACAGAGACTGGTGTAAGAATTTATGTATACGATAATGTTTATGTAGATGAAGATGGTGACGCAGTTAAATATGTTCCAGATGATACATTTGTTATGTTCCCAGAAGGAGATTTAGGATTTACAAATATTGGTACTACTCCAGAAGAGTCAGATTTAATGAATGATTTAAATGCTAGAGTTAGTATTGCTGGTGATGGTATTGCTGTTACTACAAGTCAAACAGTAGATCCAGTAAATGTAGAAACAAAAGTTTCTATGGTTGCGTTACCTTCATTCGAGGAAGCAGATAAAGTTATGATTATTGATGTTATTACAGGTTAATAATGATAAAAATAGGAAAAGATAATAACATTAAGGTGGTAACCAAAGGTGCTTATGAATCATTTTATAAACGCCTTGGTTACAAACCATTAGATTCTAAAACTGTAAAAGAAAGTAATAATCGTAACGATAAGAAAGAAACTCCAAAAGGAACAGATAAAAAAGACGAAGAAACTCCAAAAGGAACAGATAAAAAAGACGAAGAAACTCCAAAAGGAACAGATGAATAGAAAGTAGGTGTTGTTATGTTATACGTTATTAATAACAAATACTATATAAAAGTAGGTAGAAAATTCATACCTGTTGAAATCAATTATAAAAATGATGATATAGAATTAATACCTAATAGAAAAAATTATATTGAAGATAACGGTAAGGTGAAATATACAACACAAACAGTTGATAAAAAGTTTAAAGAAAGCTTTAAACCTAAAAAATCAAATTATGAATTAAACCGTGATTAGGAGGGTGGTATATGAAGTCTATTAATACTTTAGCAAACGAATTGAGAGTATCTTTAAAAGCTCGTGATTTCAACATCACAGATAGTGCTGATGATATGATACTACTTCAAACAGAAGTGCAAAGGGCGATAGATAAAATAAACGAATGTAGGAGATTTACTCCAACAGAAGATAAACCATATCCACAAAGATATGAAAGTACAATAATACCACTTTGTTTATGTGCTTTTGCGAAAATTGGAGCAGAAGGTCAAACTAGTCATAGTGAAAATGGTATAACGAGAAATTATACTACAGGTGGAGATTATCCACAAGATATATTAAACGGTATCATACCGTTAATAAAGTAGGTGATATATTGAGAAACCTACGAAGAAATAAAAGAAAATTATATTTATGTCAAAAATATCAAGATGGAATGTTAGATAAATATAAAGAACCTATACTATTATTTGAAAACTATGTTCCTACTAATAGTGAGGGAGATTTAATTTCTATGGGTATGGAATATCCTATGTATTTGAGAATAAAAACAGATATTTCTGAAAAAGATTTATTTCATGCTAAAGATAGACTTTATGTTTATGTTGGCAAACCTGATGTTCATGATGAATTGTGTAAAACTGCTGATTATGAAGTGGAAAGTGAACCTATGATTTTTATTAATGAAATTGAGGTCGTATTGCATAAATTAAGCGGTGATAGACGTGAATAGAGTCAAGAAGATACAAATATCTTCAAACGATATAAACGAGCTTATATCAGGCTTAAAAACACTTTCTAACGACATAGAACAAATGCGTTCGGATATACCTTTACAGGTAGCACACCAAGGATTAACATATTTAGATAAACAATATGCTAATACACCAGATGATGAAAACATTACAGATATAACTACGAGTGTTGGTAAAACAGCAAACGGTTATGCGATATTGTCTACTGGTTATGATGTTCTTTATGCAGAGTTTGGTACAGGTGACAAGGGTGAACAAAAACCACACCCTGAAAAAAATAAATACTCTGACCTTAAAGGGTACAACACAGGTGACACTATCAGAGATGTCCCAAAAGGAAACGAATGGCTAGATAAAAATGGTATTATCGAAGGTAAGTATTGGGTATACATGAAAGATGGTAAACTAATACCTACACAAGGTATTCCTTCTGGACGACAAATGTTCGATACAAGTAATGAACTTCGTTCTAACATTATTAAAAAGGTATTAGAAGAGAAAGGAAGAGATGCTATATCGAAAGTTTAACAGAACAATTAAAAAATGATATTAAAGAATTCTTTTCCAATACGGATAATGTTAAACAGGTTGATGAAAACTATAATGGTGAATATTCTGATATCATTGTTAAAGAACGCTATGAAAAATATCCAAAGATACAATATCCTATAATAACGATTGATGAAATAAATAATGAGGATGTTCAACAATATTTTGATGGTGCAGAACGAGTCAGTTATCTTGCTTATCAGTTTGAAATAAATTGTGAACAGAGTTCTACTAAGACAGCTTTACAAAACGTAAATTATGTTGGACGTCTATTAGATGGATATTTAAAACAGGACAGATATAGATGTTTAAGACGTATTGGAGATTTTGCAAAATCACCTTTAGCGAGTGATAATAACGTCATGGTAGGATATTTGAGATATGAATGTAATTTAGATATAAAAACTAATACTATTTATAGGAGGTATTAAAATGGCTATTAATTTATCTACTGCTGGTGTTCAATTATTATATGCACCAGAAACAACACCTGGGACTAGACCAACAACAGGTTACGTAAGAATTAAAGGTATTAAAAGTACTCCAAGTTTGAATCCTAGTCCAGAAACATTGGAAACGACAACATTAGATGAAACTGAATGGAAAACGTACATCGATGGATTAAAAGATCCAGGTGGTGCTTTAGAATTTACATTTAACTTAACAGAAGAGTTATATGATACTTGGGATACCTTAATGACCGCATACGAAACGGCGAAAACGACAAACAAATCGCTTTGGTTTGAAATTCTTATACCAGGTATGACTAATGCAGTATTTTTCACTGGAAATCCAAGTTCTATAGGTTTACCAGAAATGGCGGTTAGTTCTGTTCTTGAAACAATTAACTATATAACACCAACTAATGCACCAGAATGGTTCGCAAAAATTGAAGAAGGTGCTGAATAATAGAAATGAAGGAGATGTGTGGATATGAATACAAAAATAAATCTAACATATAATGGACAAAAATATGAATTAGAATATAATAGAATGGCGATTAGATTATTGGAACAAAATGGATTTGAGTTTGAGGATTTTATGAAAAAACCAATGACAAATATTCAATTAGCTTTTACAGGTGCATTTGTAAAAAATCATAAAAATACACCACAAACTGTAATAGATAAAATCTATAAAAGTTGTAATAATAAAGCTGAATTAATCGCTACTCTTCAACAAATGATACAAGAAACATATGATTCATTACTTGCGGATGATGATGCGGGTGATGAGGGAAACACGACATGGGAAGTAATGGACTTATCTCCAAAGGCAAGTCAAAAGTAGAGGGTACTTCCCTTTCTATCTTTTTTGAAAAAATGTGTCCTATCTATATGAGTTATGGTATGAGTTATGATGAGTTTTGGTATAAATCACCATATCGTACGAAATATTATTTAGATAGTTATAAAAGAAAAGTAAAACAACAAGACGAATATATGTGGATGCAGGGCATGTATATATATGAGGCACTTTGTAAAGTATCTCCTATATTACATGCTTTTTCTAAAAAAGGAACAAAACCTCTACCATATTCTGAAAAACCATATCTTCATAATAATGATGATTTTAAAACAGAAGATGAGAAAGAACAAGAAAAGAAAAATAATGAATTATTAGTTAAACTTCATTTTAAGAGATGGGTAAAGAATATGCAAAACAAGTTTAATAAAGAACAAAAGTGAGGTGATGAGCCTTGGCGAATGTATCAATGGATACATTAATGATAGAAATTCAGAGTTCTTCAAAAAATGCTACTAGTTCTATACAATCTTTAATTAATAAATTAAAAACACTTAATCAATCATTAGAACAAGTTGTGAAACAATCAGAAAATTTTTCTAAATTAAAGTCAAGTATAACTAATGTTACAAAAGGTATTAATATTCCAAAAAGTACTACACAATCTAAACAAACAGAACCTAAAATAAATATGGATAAAGTTACACCAACTGATAATATGCTTTCTGGTTTGGCATCTCAAAGTACGGTACTTAGTAAACAAGGTTCTTTACTTGCTAACTATAGAAGTCAGTTACAGGCGGTAGGATTAACACAAGCAACATTGGGTGAACAAATATCTCAAACAACAAGACAAACGACAAGAGGAACAACAGAAACAACAAAATATCAAACCGCATTAGGACAACTAGCTACAGTAACAAAACAAACTAGAAATGGTTTGACTAGATACAGTGTGACAGTAAACCAAACGAATAAAGCAAATAAAACAGGGGAAAGTACTTTTAAATCATTGAACACACAAGTTAAAGATATAAACGATTCGTTAAAAGATTTAAAAAAGAATTCAGCTGGAAATATGCTTTCTGGTTTGACAACGGGAGTAACTGGATTGATAGCTAAAATCGGAATATTATGGACCGGTATTAGTAAAGTAGCAACGAGTATTGGTAACCTGACAATGCAAGCGGCGTCATATTATGAAAGTCTGAACTTGTTTACCACAACACTTGGAGAAAAAGCACAAGAAGGTATGGACTGGGTAAATATGTTTAGTGACGCATTATACTTAGATCCTAGTAATGTAATGCAGTACATGGGTACTTTTGATAGTTTGATTGAAGGTTTAGGTGTTGGAGCAGACGATGCTTATTTAATGAGTCAACAATTAACACAATTAACTTATGATTTAGCATCTTTTAAGAACTTAGATTTCCAAACGGCTTTTGAAAAATTACAAAGTGGTATATCTGGTGAAATAATTTGCCTGATACGTAAGGGATTACGTATTGTAACTCATCTAATTCAATGGACGTCTAAACACGTAATGGTGTAGATAATATTGAGCGAAGATTTGACTTATGGTTCTATTTATGATAATGGATATATAAAGTCAAATAACGTGCGACGGTCATCCCGAAAGGGAGTACACCCAAGCGGGTGGAAATGGTGAGGCAGTAGAACACTGCAAGATATGACCTAAACTATATAGAAATATATAGCAGTTCATAAGAGAACGGTATAAGTTTAGCGAACTTATGTGAATATACTGGAGATAGAACCGCTTAGGAATGTTGGTGTTGCTTTATCAGAAGCAACATTACAAGAATTAGCTTATTCGCTAGGTATCGAAAAAACGGTAAGTGAAATGAGCGAAGCAGAAAAAGCACAATTAAGATATATCCAAATCATGAAATCTAGTACTGATTGGCAAGCTGACATGGGTAAAACGCTCATGAGTCCTGCAAATGCTATTCGTATTTTGAAAGAACAATTCACGTTGTTAGGACGTGCTATAGGTAACGTGTTTATACCTATAGTCATGGCGTTAGTACCAATAGTTATGGTCGTAACAGAAGCATTAACTTGGTTAGCAAATGTTATTGCCGATTTTGTTGGAAACATATTTGGTTTTAAATTAGATTTTAGTATGGATACTAGTGGTTTTGATAGTGGTGTTGGAAATGTTACAAATGGATTAGAAGAAATTGGAGATACTGCGGATAAAACTAAAAATAAATTAAATACAATGTTAGCCCCATTTGATGAACTTAACAATGTTCAGACAAAATCAAAATCAGATAGTGGTGGAACAGGCGATGATACTGGTCTTGGTGGAGATTTAGGTGTTGATTTACCTACTTATGACGCTTTGTCAAAATTAACAGATGAGTTTTCATCAAAAATAGATGGATTGAAAGCTAAATTTGGAGAACTTGGAGTTGCGATATCGACGATATGGGATTCCGCACCTATTCAGTCATTTGTAGGTGCATTGCAAACTGTTGGGTATTTTGTAGAAGATTTAATTCTTACTATAGGTGAAAGTGCCTACAATAATATTATAACAACTTGGAATAATATAAAGGGGAATGTTACAACAGGTATTAGTAATTTAGGGTATTTATGGACATCTTTCTGGACAGAGTTAGACCAAGGTATTCAAACATGGGGCGGACCTATTGTAGAACACATGAATGGTTTGTTCAATAGTGTTTGGACGGAAGGTATTGATCCAGCATTACAGTTGATTTCTGAAATGTTTTCAGGATGGTCTGAAACTTTAGTTAGTATATGGGATGAACACGGTGGGCGTTTAATAAATAACATATTGGAGTTTGTTGACAAAACAATACAAGCATTTCAAAAGATATGGGATGAAGTTATCGCACCTATCATTCAACCTTTCTTAGATGATTTACAGT